ACGCGCATCTGCTGCTCGAAGCGCTCCCAAGCCCGCGACGCCTCGTCGATCTTCTGCGGGTCAAAGACGAATGGCTTGTTTGCTTCGAGGCTAAGGCCGATGTCCTTTACCTGGCTGAGCCCGCGCCAAGTGTCCTCAATCGCCTCCGCGTGCTCAGCCGTCGACACGCTCAGGACGTCGAGTCCCTTCGCGCGCACCGACTCGACCATCGCCAACTGGCGAGCGAGGTCGTGCTGGCGCGCTTGCTCGGCCGCGTACTGCGCTGCTGCGGTCGATGCCGCTTCGGCCGTGGCAATCTGCTTCTTCGTCGCCGCGTCGAGGTCCTTGAGTGCCTGAAGGGCCGCTTGCACACCACGCGGCTCGGCCATTTGCCGACCCCGCTCGGCCACGCCGGTATCAGGAATGCCAAACGGGTTGGCGATCGTGCGGTTGTTGTTCGCGCTGACGTCCTTCGTCGCGTTAAGGAACCCCTTCGCCGATATCAGCCGGATCGAATCCCAAATGCGCTGCAGCTTGTCGCCCGCCTCATCCAGTGTCGCCAGCTGCTCCTTACTCAGCCGGATGTTCTGCAGGTCCTGGCTCAGCTTATCGAAGCCCTCAGTCCCGAGCTGGCTGAGGAACGCCGTGAGCTTCGCGCCTCCCTTGGTTCCAAGGATCTCCAGCGCCGCATTGAACGCCTCTGATTCGTTCGTTGCGCCGGCCATCTTCTGGCCGATCAGCTCGAATTGCCGCTCGGGCGCCAGCCGCTGCAACACTGTCGCCTCAAGTCCCAGCTTGGAGAAGGCTGCCTGAAACTGCTTGTTGCCCTCGATGGCCTCCTGCATCGCCTGCCGGAGCCGCGTCGACGCCTGCGCAAGCTGCTCCATCGACACGCCGCTTTGCGAGGCGGTCAGCATCATCGTCTGGAACGCATCCGTCCCGATGCCTGCCTCTGCTGCGACATCGGTGATCTTCCCGCCAAGGTCGATGATGGACTTACCGAACGCGACGATGCCACTGACAGACAGGCCCACGCCGATCGTCGACAGCGCGGTATTCATGTTGCGCGCCATCTTCGCCACATCCGAGTGCGCGCGCTTCGTCAGCGTGGAGATCCGCTTGTTGGCGCGATCAATCTGAGCCTGGAGCTTCGTCAGCTCCAAGTTCATCGTGACATTCAGTTCGCCGACGGTCTGATTCGCCATTAGATCGCCCTCGCCTTCTTGCCTCGCGTGCGACGCCGCGCCTCGGCGGCGACCTGAGTGCGGAACACCTTGGCTATGTCATCGATCATCCGGCCCTTGGTCTCCTGCCACGCCGGCCGCATGAACGGCTGCACTGCCACCAAGCCGCTCTTCTCGGTCATGTGGCCGAACTCCACCAAGTGCGCGTACTTGACCGGATCGCGCCCGTCCGGCCCGCGGAATCCGCGTCGAGGCCCGACGACACAGAACATGCCGCCGTTCTTCTTGTACGGCTTCACCCGAAAGCCGATCGACTGAACAAGCGCGCCCGTGTCGCGTGACTTCTCGGCGTGGCGCTTGGCCGCATTCAGCATTGGCGTTGCCGCGGTCACGATCGCCTCGCGCGCCATCTCGACGCGCATCCGTGCGCCGATCTTCTGGATCGTCTTCCCGAGCTCTTCCGCGCCCTCGATCTTGAGCTCGATCACTCCTCGTCCTCCTCGGTGTCGAGTCCTGCCATGAAGTCCGAAATCTCCACGTCGTTGCCTCCGCACTGGGCTACCACATGCGCCAGCATGGCGAAGCGTGCCTGCGTGCGGCGTTCACGCTTCCTCCATGCCTTGACGTGCGCAGTGTAGAGGGCGGGCGTCATGTCCAAGTATTCCGCTTCGGTCAGTCCTAGCTCGACGCGGGCGAAGGCGAGGGCGTCGAGCTGTCGGCGTTTTTTGGCTGCGCGAGCTCGATGGCGTCGTAGAGCGCCCGCACCATAGCCTTGATCTTCTGCTCAGGCAGCGGACAGGGCAGCTTGTCGGCGAGGTCGGCCGGCGTTGCGAAGGCGGCAGCGTCCTCGTCGACGAGGCAACCCCACAGCCACTGCATGAGCGCCGCCTGCTGCCGCCCCTTCTTGTTGAGGTCGGTCAGCGAAAGCGGATTCGGCAGCTCGCCAACGCGCTGAATCGCCCGGTTCGAAAACCGGATGCGCCGCGCCTGGTCGAGGATGACCGTCGTGAATAACTGGCTCATCCGGGTCAGGCGGCGTTACCGACAGTGATGGCGCCGGTCGGCTTGAGCGTGACGGTGGCCTCCTGCGCGCCGCGGATGGACCAGTTGATTTCGATGTTCCGAACAAGCGCGTCGAAAGTGTAGGTCTTGGCGGCCGACTCCTTGCCGGTGACCATGAACGTCACGGCAGTTCCAGCACCATGGGCGGTCACAAGAGCCGCGTGCGCCGTGTTCGTGCCGTCCCACACGATGGGAACGGAGAACTCGGACGGATCCTTGATGCCGGCCACGAACTCGGCGTATCCGCCGGCGGAATCGTGGGACGTGACGTCGATCAGTTCGGTGTCGCCGAGCGGAACGGAGAAGTCCTTCACGCCGGGAATGGTCGTGAAAGTGTCCTCCGCGGATTCATACTGGAGCAGGGCTCCCCTAGCAGCGTATTTGGCCATTTGATGCGGTGGTTGAGTTGGACTAGCGGGTGAAGGTCAGGGCGCGTAGGTGATCTCGATGTCGGCCTGCGCGTTGAAGAGGTTGGGCGAGATGGCGTCCTCGAAGGTCATGCGCCCAACGTCGATGGCCTGAGCGTCGTCGTGGCCGTCACACATGGCGTCGACAACCTCGGTGCGGACCTCGTCCGCTTCGGCTGCCGTTGCGGCGTAGACATTCACCTGCACGAGCGCCGTCGACTGGTCGCGGTAGGCGTCGTGCGTCGTGTTCGGAACGTCGCTGATCGGGAGCCAGACGATGTAAGGCGTCGCCGGCATCTCGACTGCCTGCGCGCAGAACACTCGCCCGCCGGCGAGGGCACCGATCCTGGCATCGACTAGGGCGCCAAGGGTCATCGACCGTCGCCCTCCCTACTGTCTTCGGCTGTCTCGTGAAGTCGGTAGCGCCTTAGTTCCGTGAAGGCATTTTCCATGGCCTCCTGACTCGGGTAGAACTCGGCTGTAACTTCCACCAGCCTGCCGATCTCCAGGTTGATGCGCAGCGACTTTGTGCGCGGGGGCGCGCCAAGTGCCTTGCACAGCCTGTCGCCGATCGATCCGGGACCATAGCATTTTGCTGGCTTGCTCATGAAGTCACCTTTGCGTGAACGAACAGCTCCGTGCTACCGCGTCCTGCGCCCTCGACGATGCCGACGATCTCGTAGAACTGGCCGCCGTAGCTGATGCGGTGATGCGTGGTGATCCCGTCGAAGCCGCGCATCCGAAACACGGTCGTCACCTCGGCATTCGTCACGCCGGCCGCCCGGAACTCGCGCGCGCCTCGGTCGATCTTCTGCGCCCAGCGGCTACCGGCGTCGGCCCACGACTCAACCGCGCCACCAAAAGCATCCTTGGTGACGGTCTTGGCCTGCAGGACTACCCTGCGGTCGAGATCGCCGGGATTGGTAATGGGCATGGCTTCGCCTCGCTATCAAGAGCGGGGCGGCCACGCGACCGGGGCAACAGCGAGAAGGCGACGAAAGGCGACAGTTGGCTACTTTCGCCGAATCGGACGATACCACCGCTGCGGCTTCGGGCATCCGTTGACGATCTGCGTGCCGCGAAACTCCTCCATGCGGCCGGCGACGATCTCGGCCCGCAGGAGCTCCATCATGCGCTGCCGGCACATCGGCCGGATCTCGAGCAATTCGGTCGACGTCTTCCAGCCATCGCCCTCTGGCTGGCGGGCGCGGCTGTCGAGCATCCGCTGCAGGCATTCCGCCCACAGCGCGTCATCATGCGGCGCGGTATGCTTTGATTTCGATGGCTGCATTGAAAACGCCTCCTATGTTGCGGGTCTGGAAGAGCTGGTAGGTGCCGTCGGCGAACAACAACCCATACGCCCAGCCGTTCGCCCACCGCAGTTTCGCCGTCTTGCGGTTGATGTAGTCCATGTCACGGCGGCAAAGGCATCCGATTGAACGCGCCTCGGCCGGATCGATCGACGGGACCGGTGCGCTCTCGATCGTGTGAACGTGGCCGAAGATCGAATTGCCGTAGATGTTCGCGTGCTGGCGACAGGCACCGACGCCGCAATGGTAGCCGTGCAGGACCGATAGATGGCCCAGGCGGTAGATGCCGAGCGCCGCGTCGTAAGGCAGCATGCGGGCTTTTGACCTGGCGACGTGCTGCTCGACGCGCTTCACGCCGTCGCTCGCGTAGTCCCGCAGGAGCCCGGTCGCGCTGTGCCGAAACTCCCAGAGGCGTTCATCGTGGTTGCCGCGCAGGAACACGTTCTCACGCCCGCCGTCGAAGAACCGGCGCAGGAAGTCATTCCCCGCATCCCAGTCGTCAACGAGGCTCGCGGCCTTCTCGTCGTCAGTCGCACCGCGTCGCAGATTGCGGAAGTCCCAGTTGTCCCCGGCGTGAATGCGGATCTCTGGCCGCCAGTCCTTCATGAACTCCCACAGCGCGCCGATCGCCGCGGGGTCTCCCATGTCGCCGTGGTTGTCGCTGGCGACGACGAAACGGCGGGGGCGACTCATCGGCTGAACAATCGATCCATCCCAACCTCTACGCCCCACGCTATCAGCCCGCCGATCGTGCCAAGCAGCGAGACGACGGTGGTGGCGCGGATCAGGATGCCCTCACGCCAGCGCTCGAGCACAGAGACACGACCGTTCGTCTTGGTCGTCTGCTCCTCCACCCGCTCCACAGTGTCGCGAATGTGCTTAATCTCGTTAAGCATCGTCGCGAGTGTCGCGTCTATGCTGTGCGGGTTGAACTCGGGAGGCATGGCGGGTAAACCGTTTCGGGCTACTTCTTGGCGAGTAAACCGTTCCGGTTTACGGCGCCACCGGCACGCGCTCGATGATGGCGCCCAGCGTCTGCGCGAGCGCCTTGGTGGATTCCGCGTGGGCGGTGGCCGCGCTCGTGGCGAGCGTCTCGCTCGTCCGGCTGCTCACCTCGATCTTGCCCGTCGCCGGGTCGTAGGTGATGTCCTGGTCCTTCGGGCTCCGGTACTCCACGAGCAGCCCGTCCTTCTCGATGCGCACCACGGTGGAGCCGTCATGCAGTAGCGACTGGCAACCGGTCAGGAGCAGGGCCAACGCGGTGCAGGCCGCGGCGAGGATGAGTCGGGTTTTCATGGCGAAAGCACTGCTGCCGATTGCTTCTTCTGGTTGCGCCTCCACGCCAGCCAGCCGCCCGCCCTCACGCTCTTATGCAGGATGTGGCGGCGGAGCCACGGGACCCCGCACGCAGCCATCGCCTCAAGAAAGAGGGCGTCAGCCTCCGCTCGCGTGCAGTCCTGCTTCTTGTATTTGAAGTCGTGGACGAGCGCCGCTGGTGTGTAGATGCCATCCGGGGGATAGATGGACCAGAAGATGCGGGGGACTGAGGCGTAGTCCGTATCAAAACCGGTCGGGACCTCGGTAACCCCCCTGGTCGAGGACAGGAAGTAGAAGGGGGCAATCAGCTCCGCTTTCCGGGGGCCGGTCCAGACCAGCCTGCCCTTCAGGGGAAGCGGGAAGGCATCGCTCATGGCACGCTCCACTCCACCGTGTTTGTCGGGAAGGACACGGCGCGGACCCGGTACCAATACCTGCCCGGCGCGAGGCCCGTGTCCTCGAAGGTCGTCACGTCGATGCCCACCTCCGCGTGCCGCACGAAAGTCTGCCCGTCGGTCGAGCGTTCGATGATGAAGCCCGCCTCGTTGTCGGAGTTGTCCTGCCAGTCGAGGACGGCCTTGCCGCTGGTCTCAACGACCACGCTCGCCACCTTCACGGTCGCCCGCTCTGCCGCCAGTTCGGCCTCAAGCGTCAGCGCGTATTCGTACCACGCACGGCTGACATTGCCGATTGGCTTCGGCTCCGGCGGACGCTCTTGCGCGAGAGCGACCGACGCGAGGCAGAGGATGGCGAGGAGGTGTTTCATGGCAGGAGCGCATCCACTCATGGCAGGAGCGCATCCACCGCTGTTGCGTATTCCGCATGACCGGCAGTGCTTGGGTGTAGCCCGTCGGCGGACAGGTTCGCATCCGACACGATAGCCCCAGCCGCACCCTCCACGTAGGTGCAATAGCTATTGCGCGCTGTCGCCGCATTGCTGATTTCGGTCCGGTAATCCCCGAGCGTGTCGCCAAAGCCGTTGGCATTCTCGCTGTCCGGGCTGATCCGTTGGAGCGGGGACTGGCAGTAGATTGTGACTGACGGCAGCGCCACGTGCAGCTTGTCCAGGATGTCCGCGTAGGCGGTTCCGAAGTCCGCCGCCGACCACCGCCCAAGGCCGAAGTCATTCGTGCCGATCGCCAGCCAGATGAGCGACGGGCTGTAGCTTGCGATGCGGTTGGCGAAGGCGGTCCGGGCCGACGCATCCGCGCAGTCGTCATTGAGGGCGCGATACCCGTAGCCCTCTACTAGCACATTCCGGCCATGCGTGATTCGCAGCTGCGTAGTCCACGCATCCTTTTGGGCGTCCGCTGAACTCGACCCAACACTGATGGAGTCTCCGTAAACGACGATCCGATCCGTAGTGCTCGGCGCCGTCAGGGCATAGCTCGGCGCTTCATCAAAGAAGTTTATCAGCTCGATCGAGTTGATGAACGTACCAAGAACCGTGGCGACCGGGCGGGACGTGAGGCCAGCCACAATCTCGATTGTCTTGGTGCCCGACGGCAGGAGCTTAGTGAACGTGCGCGTTTCGTTCGCTTGGAACGCGAGGCCCGGCGCCTGCCACGCGCCATCCACAAACAACCCAAGCTCCGCGTAGCTGGAAAACAGATCGTAGATTGTCGTTTCACCCGTGACCTTGAGCACGTTCGCGTCGGTCTCGAACTTCCAGCGAGCGAACGGCGACTGCTTCGGGTTGCCAGTGCCATCGTATCCGTTGTCCCACAACTCGGCGGGCGCCACCGTCTGCACGCCGCCGGAGTAGGAGGCGCCCGCCTCCACGATCTGCAGGCTTTCGATGTGGATACCGGACGTGTTGTCTGCGCTCGGCATGTTGATCCATAGCGCGGCCCGGGCAATCGCCGACACGTAGTTGGAGAGGTCGCTTTCGACGAATTCCCGC